AATTAATGAATTTTTAGATTCGTTTCTTTAAAACTTTAAAATAGTTAAATTAGAATCGATTTTTTCCCATTTACTATATTTGCAAGGTATTAAATGTCTCCAAATTTGCAACAATTATATGTAATTATTTATGTATGTTTTTAGCACTTTTAAAGAATACAAGTCTTTTTTGAATAAAAATTGTTTTGAACCAGAAGGTTATGCTCTTTCAAATATTACTCATGCTGCAAATGTATCGTTTATGATGTCTCACTCTTTACCAACCTTTTTAAATGAACCGATTTTTATGGACCTATTCAATAACAAAAGTGAAATTTCTAAGATTTTAAAAGATGCTGGCGATCCAAAAATTGTTTCTGTTAAAAATCGAGTTCTTACTATTGATAAATTCAAAAGGTCTGTCAAAAGTAACTTAGACAATTCAAAAGTATCTATTGTTTTAAACAAAATGGCAAAGGTTCTTCAGTTACATGGTAGAAAGTACGCTCAAAGTACACCTTCTGACGCTTTTGATTCTCTACCTCAATCTACTTCTTCATCCTTTCCAGATTACAAGAAGAAAAGTTTAGTTAGATCAAAAGTTATTCGTCAATGTCATTATTTACTTCGTAATCCACAGAATCTGAAGTATATCGCAAATTATCCAATTGCTGTTAATTGGAGAACTCAAGTTTCTAGAACTCTAAAGCTTAAATTTAGACAGTTCTATCCTTTCCCGGTCATAGTATCTTGTTTAGAGAAAACTCTCTTTTCTGGTATTTTTAAACATTTTGAAAAAATTAAAAATACTCCTTACTGTTATGGAAACATCTTTCCTGATCTTAGCAGAAGATACAAAATATGGCAGAGTCACAAATATATCTATTCTTTAGATATTGACTCTTTTGATTTAAATGTTAATAATGACTTGATTTCCATTATTTTAGATTTTTTGGTTAAGTTTGTACCTTTAAACAATAATGAGATAAAAGTTTTTGAATTTATCAAATATTACCATTTAAACTGTTACGTTGTCTCAAAGAATGAGAATAACAAAACTGTTTCTTTTAGAAAGCAAAGGGGACTTATGAGTGGTTCAAGTTTAACAAGCATGCTTGGTAGTCTAATTAATTTGTTTTCTATTATGTACATAAACGAGGTAGAAAAGTTAGACTAATCTTTAAAAGAAATCAGTGTCTTGGGGGCCACTTTAATTTTTT